TACTACCCAGTACTTACGTATACATACGTTGTGGTAGTTCTAGCATATGATAAATCTCTGGTAATAATCTTTTCCAGAGTGCGTTATCTACTCCATCAATTATAGCTCCATGTTAATTTGAATCATGTGAACTAAAATCAGTGGATATACCCACAGCTTTACCATGTTAGCTTATTCTTCTCCACTCTTAATCGAATCTTTATTCTAATTTTGGGTTATTGAGATATGAAGTATAAGCTGGACATACTTTTTTCAAAAGTTTAAGTCCAATATAATTCACATGGTTAGCACAACCTAACAAGGTTGGATCTGGGGAGCAAATATTTCTTGCTCTATTTGAAACTTTACCCACTGCTTTATAGATACTTTTAATAAAAAATTCTCCTGCTTTAGGAAAACATTACATAGCAGTTTTAATCCCTCCCCAAAGAGCGGACATTCTTCCTTTCACATATGTTTGTGATTTTATATTATTGGAAGATTTAACATGTTCTATGTACTTATCAAAAGTAACTTCTCTCTTATCAATTTTCTTTGATTCTGATATAAATTTATTTATTATTTAAGATCTATCAAAATATACAAAGAATCTTCTAAGAACAGCTGGGTCATATGTTAGGAGTGATGCTGCTTATCTTTCTACTATAGCTGATATAGCATTTAAAGGACATACTGCATAAGCACAGAAATTTAATTCGTCTCCTAAATTTTAAAGTATCTCTGCTGTAGATTTTTTGGGTTAATTTTTATAGCAGGTACAGAATGGTAAGTATGTTTTGTAGATATTTTCCGGGGATAGGTCTTTTATAGTTTTACCTTTTTTAACCGGATCTAAAAACCTTATTGACCTTAATACATACGGATTACATTTAGATATATCATAAGAACTCATTGTAGTTTTATGAAAAAATTCTGATGTTAATTATGTTTCCGTATAAAATTTATTAGGTTAAGGTTTCTTACCAAATTTAATAGATGCTCTTTTATTTAATTCTAAATCATTGAAATATTATTTTAAATTTTCAATAAAAAGCTCTATTTAATATTGTGCGCAATCAAATGCGTTAACAATACATCTAGCGATTTTATCATCACTAGGAAAAATACAAGACCAAATCCATGTATATAAGAATAATGGACATGCG